TTTTGCAGGATTGCAAAGTCATCATTGATTGCGACCACCGCATTGAGAAGATGCTGAAGCGGTCCTTCGATGTTGAGGCAGTTTACCCGACCTCTGGGATTGATGAAGCGTTCCCGTGGATCGAAATCCACAAGGTTGACGCCTACGTTCCGATGGGTTCGCTTGGCCGTCATTACCGCAAGAAGAACGCAGACTTCCCGAAAGTGGCCTACCTCAAGGCTGATCCTGAGAAGATCGACCTATGGGGCCACCACATCGAAAGCCTTCCGGATGGCCTCAACGTGGGCATTTCGTGGGCGGGTGGTCTAAAGAAGACCCGCTTCGACAAACGCACCATTCCGCTGGATCACTTGGAACCGCTTCTGTCCACCAAGGGCGTGAACTTCATTTCGCTGCAATACCACTCCTGGGCGGCTGACGAATGCGCCCGCGTGGGTGAGCGCATTGGGGTTCCGATCTACCATTGGGGCGATGCGATTGCGGAGTACGAGGACACGGCGGGTCTTCTGATGAACCTCGACCTTGTGATTACGGTCAACACCTCACTGCACCATCTGGCGGGTTCGCTGGGCGTCAAGCAGTGGTGTCTTACGCCTCAGATGTGCGCATGGAGATATGGCGTCTCTGGACCTTCGCCTTGGTACGGCAACTGCGAAATGTACCGCCAGAAGAAGGACGGCGATTGGAAGGGCGTTATTTCCCGTACCGCGACTGACCTTGGCAAATTGGTCGAGGCAAGCCGCAAGGTGGCAGCATGACCGGGGAAATTCTGAACTTCCCCGCCAAGGAGAAGGTGGACGCTGAAACCATCCTTGCTGACGCTGCGGGCAAGCTTGAGGATTGCATAATCCTCGGCATCACGAAGGACGGCGAGGCTTACTATTCAATCTGTGCGCAGGACAGCGAACAGGTCATCTATCTGCTTCGGGTTCTTGAACACCTTGTCATTGCGCAGGATTTGACCTGATGCTGATTACACCTGAGTACCGCGAACTGAACCGCAAACTCCACAACGACAATGAACACTACGGCACCAGCGGCAAGCAATGGCGCGAGGCTGTCAGGGAATTGTCAGAATCCGGGCGGCGCAACATCCTCGACTATGGTTGCGGCAAGCAGACGCTCAAGAAGTCGCTTGGCCCGGCCTACCGCGTGACAGGGTACGACCCCTGCATTGAGGGTCTGGATACACCGCCTGAGCCACATGACGTTGTGGTCTGCGGCGATGTGATGGAACACGTTGAGCCTGATCTTGTGATGAACGTGCTGACGGAAATTCGGCGTCTGACCAAAATACGCGCCTTGTTTGTCATCGGCATGCAGCCAGCAATGAAGACGCTGGCGGATGGCCGCAACGCCCACCTGTCACTGCATACGCAGGCTGAGTGGGTCGAGAAGCTGACCGCCGCAGGATTTGAAGTGCTTGAACAATCCCCCATCGAAGAGAAAGGACATAACTCTTGGTATATCGTGCAATGAGGAAAGACGCTGTTCTGCCGATTTTCATTGGCTATGACAGCCGGGAGCCGGAAGCCTACGAAGTGGCCCGCGCGTCCATCCTGAAGCATGCGACGATGGCTGTTCACATCCAGAAGCTAGACCAGCGCGCCTTGAGGCATTCCGGCCTCTACAAGCGCAAATGGCATGCGGAAGGCAATCAGAAGATTGACGATGTTGACGGCAAGCCGTTCTCCACAGAGTTTTCCTTTTCGCGCTTCCTCATCCCTGCGCTGATGCAGTGGGAAGGCTGGGCCATCTTCATGGATTGCGACCAGTTGTTTGTTTGTGACGTTGCCGAAATTCTGCATGAAATGGACCCGGACAAGGCGGTTCAGGTCTGCCAGCAGCGTTACGAAGCGGTTGACGGCCTCAAGATGGACGGCATGAGGCAGGAGAAGTATTTCCGCAAAAACTGGTCTTCGTTCATGCTGTTCAACTGCGGGCATGCGACAAACAAGATGCTCACGCCGGATGTGGTCAACCAGGAGCCGGGTTCTTGGCTTCACGGCCTGTCTTGGGTTCCTGACAACGAGATTGGCGAACTGAGCCACGGCTGGAACTGGATTGACGGCACGACGAAGGTTGACCCGAAGAACGTGCATTACACCTTGGGCGGTCCTTGGTTCCCGCACATGCGGAACATGAACGCGCCTTACTTTGAGGAATGGCGGCAGGCTGCGAAGGACTTAGGGGTCTGGCGTCATATGTGTGAGGCACAGGACGCCGCAGCATGAACGGGATTACCAGTTTCCCCAAGCGGGGCGAGGCCACCAAGAAGGTTCTAGACCAGATCGCGGCGAAGTATGCCCGTGAGCCTGCATCGAAGCCACAGACGATTGTGCCGAAAGACGAATGCCCGAAGTGCGGCAAGAAGATTGGGCGCGGCAAGCACATGCACATCAAGAATTGCAAGGGGTAGTAGATGGCAACCCGTTCCGACATTGAAGCCCAGATTGCAGATGACCTTGCCCGTTCTGACCTCACCACGCAGATCAGCAACGGCGTCAACGCTGCCATTCGGGCTTATCGCTTTGAGCGCCTTGGCTTCAATGAGGCTTATCGCGTCACAGTATCACTGAGCGCGTCCACGGCATTCATTGCCCTGACCAGCATCAGCCCCAGGTTCCGCAAGATTGACCGCGTTCGCCTGCTTCGGAACAGCAACGACTATATCGACCTCTACCACCGCGACTATGACTGGCTCATGTCCCGGCAGGACGCCTACGCGCTTTCGATGCCGATGGAATTTGCCGTTTACAATAACAGCATCCATTTCGACACCTTCTCGGACACGACCTACACGCTGTCCATTGACGGCATCAAGGAACTCGGCAGCGCGGCCTCTGCGTCCTACAGCGCGGCGGATGCCTCGGCTTGGTTCAATGATGCCCGTGAACTTGTCCGTCACCGCGCCAAGCGTGAAGTCTACGCCCACGTTCTTAAGGACATGGAACTGGCTGCGGCTGCGGCTGCGGCTGAGAAGGAAGCCTATGACACGCTCAAGTCTGAGTTGGGCGAAGTTGCAACAACCGGGGCCATCCGCCCCACTGAGTTCTAGGAGTAACGCACATGGCTGGTCGTGATGACTTTGGTTCAAATGCAGGGCGTCCCGGTGGCTTCGGCGGTGCTGGTGGCCTCGCCAACGGTGGTATCGGCGGCGGCATGGGCGGTGGCCTTGGCGGCGGCGGTGCTGGTCGCAATGGCGGCATTGGCTCGCGCACGGGCCTGACCACGGGGAACACGATGTTCGGCGGCATGGCCTTTGGCCGTCCCGGTGGCCCTGCGATGAACTCCAGCGCGTGGGGCATTCGCCCGCAGCCCGCGATTAATCAGGGGCCGCTGTCTGGTGTTGGGCGTCCTCGCCCTGCGGCAGTAGCAGGCGTCAATCCGGTTCCAGAGGACATTCCGGCGCTCGAAGATGTTCCGATGCCCCCGGCCACGCCGAACGTGTTCAACCAGGACTATCTCGGAAAGCTCGCTGGCTTCCGCACCATGATGAACAACCGCTATGGCTGGGGCGCTGCACAACCGGGACCGGGGCCGATGGCTCCTGCAAGGGCGGCAAGCTGGCGCAACCCCACGGCCTTCCCGCAGTTCAGCACGGGCTGGAAGAACCAGACCGACAACTATTCGCAGGGCAACACCTATCCGGGTGGCTTGAATTACACCCGCGAACTTGGCCGCGACAATACGTGGTCGAATGATGACAACCGCTTCGGCATCGACAAGATGGCCCGTGAAAGGGGTTACTGAGATGGCTAAGACCCCCATGAAGAACAACCCCTTTGATCCGAAGCAGATCAAGTGGGCGCTCAACAACGCTGGCGGCAGCGGTGCGGGCGGCATCTTCGGCGCTATGTCGGGAATGCCGTGGCAGCAGAAGCGCGGCAACCTGTGGATGACCATCGACCCCCGCATGCGCGCTGTCTACCCGTCAGGCACCACGCCATTCGGCCTCGGCGGCTATGGCGGTGGCGATGCTGGCGGCAACGGTGGCGGTGGCCCGCAGATCGAAAAGCCGCCCCTGCCGCCCTTCGACCCCAACAATCCGAACGGCAACGGCAACGGCACTGACATTCAGCGCCTTCTTGAACTGCTGAAGCCCCCGCCGATTGGCACGGGCGCTCAGTGGCGCAACACTATGAAATATGGTGCCTGATAGATGCCGCGCGTTCTGTTCGGACGGCTACAGACTGACCAGCCCGACTTGCTCAACGGTGAACTTGAGGAAGCGGAAAACTGCATTCCGTATGTGCAGAGCTATGGGCCGTTTCCAGAACCCGTTGACTACTCGGCAGCGGTAGCCACAACGGCGCGTGGTGGATACTCGACCAAGGACCAGTCCAACACGGTCTATACCTTCGTCGGCACGGATACCAAGCTGTACAAGGAAAGCGCCACCGTGATGAACGATGTAAGCCGCACCGCGACTTACACCACGGCAACCGACTTCACGGGCTGGGAGTTTGTCACCTTCGGCAATACCGTGATTGCAGCAAACGGCATTGACACGCTCCAGACCTATACGCTGGGTTCGTCTTCGCAGTTCCTTGATATGTCGGCCTCTGCTTCCGCACCTGTTGCGGCGCATCTTTCCATTGTCCGTGACTTCGTGTTTACCGGAGGCCAGCCGACCAACCAGAACCGCATTCAGTGGTCCCGCATCAATAACCCGCTCCGCTATACACCTTCGCAGCGGTTTCAGTCTGATTACCAGGATTTGCCGGGAACAGACCAGACCATCAAGCGTGTGACGGGTGGCGACTTCGCCTGCATCCTGACCAATTCGAGCGTGTGGCGGGCAACCTATGTGGGCTCGCCTCTTGTGTTCCGTTTCGATGAAGTCTCCCGCAACACGGGCTGCTTTGCGTCTGGTTCTGCGGCCCGCTTCCAGAACATGACGTTCTTCCTGTCCGGTGACGGTATGTACGTGTTTGACGGCGAGTCCTGCCAGTCCATCGGCGCGGAGTCGATTGACGAGACGGTTCTGGACGATCTGAACATCAACTATCTGAACCGCATCACCTCGACCATTGATCCGGTCAACAAGTTGTACCTGATGGCGTACCCGTCCACGGCCTCGTCGGACGGCACCTCGACGCGCATTCTTATGTATTCGTGGACAACCCAGAAGTGGGCGTTCGCCTCGCAGAACCTTGAGGTGCTGTTTAATCACATGAACGGTGGCCTCACGCTAGAGGGTCTGGACGCTTACGGGACGCTTGAGACGCTGGCATTCTCTCTGGACAGTTCAACGTGGCAGGGCGGCCTGTCGGCGCTTTCCTGCATCACCACTGACCACAAGATTGCCCGCTTTACGGGTTCGGCCAAGACGGCCCGCTTCGTGACGGGTGAAAGCGAACTGGTGACGGATGCCCGCGCCTTTGTCCGTAGCCTTCGCCCGCTGGTGCAGGGTGACAGTTCAACCTCTGTGACCGCCTATGTGGGTGGCCGTGACCGCCTCATCGACAGCGTGACCTGGGGGGCCGCATCCACGATGAACGCCACGGGAACTTGCCCTGTCCGGTCCAATGCCCGCTATCACCGCCTCAAGATGGAAGTCTCTGGCGGCTTTGAACGCGCAATGGGTTCGGAAATTGAATACACCAAGGAAGGTGTGCGTTGAGCCGGATTTACTCAATCAACGACCCCGGCAATGCATTCCGGCGCACAGACGGCGCACCCGTCAAGATTGGCGGCATATTCAAGACAGATACGGACGATGGACAACTCACCTTCACGGACGGGCAGGGGCGCAAGTATTGGTTCGCTGACACGACTAGCGGCAATGTCACGATTACCCTTCCTGACGCTGCCGAAGTCACGCCAGACACGCCATTCGTGGTCAAGCGCGTTTCAGCAGGAGCCAACTCACTGACGGTCCAGACGGGCGGCGGCAACATCGACGGCGCGGCCACCAAGTCAATGGCAACGCAATACGACACGTTTACCTTTGTGTCTGACGGCACGAATTACTGGATTGTCTGATGCGCTATGTTCCGTCCGGTGTTCCAGTTGAAGACTTGCATATCGTCTGGGAACGGGCATGGCCTCACCTCAAGAAGGCAGTTGACCGCTTTCCGAATGTCCCGACCCCCTTCAACGAAGGCATGGTTCTGGAGCAGTTGTTCAAGAAGAAACTCCAGCTTTGGATTGGCTGGGACGTTGACCGCAACGACCTCATGGGCGCGTTGATTACGGAAATAATCACGGACGAAAGGCACCCCGACAAGGTGTTCCTGTCCATCCCTCTGGTGGGTGGCGACAAGTGGAACCTATGGGGTGACGTTCTCTGGAGCCTTCTCAAGGCATGGGGCATCG